CTGCAGGGGTAGCTTATGCTATTAATCCTATTGCAGGTGTAGCTACATTAGCAACTGCTATGGCATATGACGAGATAGTACCTGACAGTCCCGAGGTTGCCGATATAGAGACGAAAGAACAAGCAGTGGCATTCGTGGCTCAGTCTTGGGGAACAGATGCTCTATGGGCATTCTTAGCTTTCCTAATCATAACTAATATAGTAGTTCCTTGGATGACTAAGAGACGTGGATACAATCAAGCTAAAGATAAATATAAAAATTTAAAGGAGAAGTAAGATGAGTAAAGATAAGAAAAAGGTAGCACACTCAGCATTAATGAAGTGTGAGAATAGAGGCGGTACTATGATCAATGGTAAATGTGAGATGCCTAAGAAACCTAAGGCTATTGATCAGTTAAAAATTAAGGTTAAGCTTTAAATACGAATAGAGGTAGAGGGATGAAAGTAGAGATAGTACCATTTGAAAAGAAGTATTACAATGAGGTTAGGGATTTAGAACTGAAGGAAGATGATAAAAAGGAAGTTGAGGCTTCTAATGGATTGCCTTTCAGGCGTACAGTAATCCGTACGTTAAACAAGTATGCTGATAGTATGTACCTTATTTTGTACGATGGTACTGTCTCGGGTATCTTTGGTGTTGTTCCTAGCAATAAGAAAGGTGAGGGTATTGGATACCTACTAACTGATGCTAGGATGTCAGAGTACCAGTGGGATATGGCCAAGTACAGTAGGGATGTTTTTAAACACCTGCTAGACTCTTGGTGGAGAATTACAAACTACGTTTCATCCCATCACAAGATTTCAGTAAAGTGGTTAATGCACTTCGGTGCACATTTTGAACAGTACCCTGATGGGAGACCTAAGGGTTACCTCCTTCACGATAAGGAAGTACCCTTCTACAAATTTGAATTTAGAAAGGAAGATTATTATGATGTATTTAAAAAGGAGTAGATATGTGTGATCCTATTAGTATGGCCACGGTAGCTATGATAGGAAAAGCCTCTGAAATATCCGCTACTAATCAAGCCGCAGAAGCACAACAACAAGCAGCTATTGATCAGCAGACTATTATGAACGCCCAGCGTGTTCAGGAGATGGAAGACGTCAATCGTAAGGCTGGTATGGAGCTTACTCAAGAAAAAAGGGAAGGTCTTAGAGCTCAAGCGTCTGCTAGGGTAGCCTCAGCGGAAAGCGGGGCTATGGGTGGTGTTGCCTTAAGAAACTTAGCTAATGTTTATATGCAAGAAGGTATTAATTCTGGTTCTATTATTACCTTAGCTGAAAGCGATATGGTTAAGATTGGTACTCAGTCACAAGCAGACTACTTAAGTACAAGAAGTGCTATTAATCAAGCTGAGAGTAAGAAGAGCACAGGTCTATCAGCAGCCTTACAAATTGGTGTTGCTGGGGGTACTGCTTATGCTGCTGGTGGTGGGTTTACTGGGGGAACTGCTGCAACAGCAAGTACGCCTGCTGTAAGTAATTGGCAAGCAAGCAAGACTGCCTTTAAGAATACCTGGAGTTTCAACTAAAAATTATATAGGAGTATCTGAGGATGCCTAGAGAACAAAGAACAAATTTAAAAAAGACTGCTGGTACTGAGGTACCATTAGGTGAGTTTAAAAGCGGGGTATCAGGGTCTGTAGAAATGCCTGTAGTTAGTCCCGTAAAAAGTACGGGGCAAGCTTTAGCAGAGGGTTTAGGTCTTGCAGCTAAAGGTTTAGCTACTATAGGACAGTCTAAAATAGAGGCTAGTGATAAGCGTAAGGCTATCTCACAAAGAGCTAAAGGTACCTTAGCAGGGCGCACCGAAGCTTACCGATTAATCGCAGAGGCAAAGGAAAATGAAGTAGCCCTAGATGCATTAGGTGAGAACTATGCTAAAGGAATAGGAAATGCTAATGCAACCTTAGGACAAGCAGATAATATAAATCCAGATTACTTTTCAAGCTATATGACTACCTTAGGTAATGTGTTAGCTTCAGAGCAGGCTGGTAACGAGAAAATCTTACTTGCTAAGCAGGTAGAGCAAGATGCTGAGGAGATGAATGCACAGATATTGCAGGATTTCGAGACAGGAACAGATGGTACGATCAGTTATACTAATCTTCAAGACTCACATCTTAATATGACTAATGCAGAGTACGGTAAGTTTTATGTATCTAGGGTGGCTGCTATTATTAAGCAAAAACATCAAGATGACCCTACTTATGATACCGAGGCTGCTATCAATAAGCACCTAGCTATTACTACTAAGGATGGTGTAAAGTTTGCAGAGCACCCAGTGTATGGTAAAATGATTGATACATTAGAGACTAGTATTAGTACTACAAATAAGGCTAGACTTACAGCTGCAGACGATGCAGAGAGAGATCGGATTAATAACTGGACTAACGAGAGCGTACTTTTACTTACCCTCGGTAACCCCACTGTTGCACAAATTGCAACCATTACTGAGGAGCTACAGACCGCAACAACAGAGGGTGTAGCTACAGAAAAGTTCTCAAAAGTAGCTAATGCATTATCAGTGTATATGGATAGAGGAGGGTTTGGTAAAAACTCTGACCCAGCGATACTTAATGCTTTTAGAAGACAAGCTTCACAAGGCAACTTAAATCAAGAATTACTAAATTACAATAAACACAAAATAAACCGTGATGATTTCTTATCTGTACTGTCTATACAATCTAAGTACGATAATGATTATAGAGATGAGACTAAACGACAGGCTATTGAGGGATTAAATAAAGCTCGCGCAGCTGGTAAAAGTTTGGTAGCAGATATTAATCAGTTTGGTATGATTATGGGAGACCAGAAGGCGAAGGCTAGAGTTTTTGAGTACGAACAGCAGTTTGAGTTATACGTGCAGTCTTACATGGACTCTAATAATAACGAGAGACCTCCTGGAGACGTAGCCTTTAAGAAGGCTCAAGAGATTGCAGCTGGTATTTTAGGGAAACAACAAATTTCTGAGGCTGCTCCTAATATTAATAACTATACTATTATTAGCCCTTTCTTAACCGCTGATGATATGACGGGTCTTAAGCAAGCAATTGAAGAAGGTAAGTTTACTAAGGAAGAGGCCGCTGCAGCATACAAACACTTTATGAAAAGTCAGGAGCAATAATTATGGCTGAAACAATGAGCACTTTCCTTTTAGGAGATACTACAGAAGGTCCTAAAGAAGAAAGTATGGGGTCTTTTTTAGGTGTTGAGGAAGATTTAAAAACTGTTGATAGCGCTACTCCATACACGGAAGAAGATGAAAGCTTCCTAGGGGGTATAGCTAAGGGTATTACACTTAGTGTACCCGAGGCTATAGACAATAGTGCGGCATTCTTATATGATGCATTACCTAAGGGGATGCAGGAATTTCTTAATGAAACAGATAAGAGAGTAGTTACGCAACTTGGTGGTACTGAGGAAGATTATGAGTTTCTAACTGGGCCTAAAGCTTTAAGTGATATCACTAAGGAAAACGTAACAGGTGAACTAGGAACAGTAGGTGAGATATCAAAGGACATTAGTAAGGTAGTATTATCTTTTGCTCTTACTAAGAAATTTGCACCTAAGGATTTAGGCTTTGTTAAGACTATAGGTGTGAATACCTTACGTATGGTCCCAGGTGATTTGTTATTTTGGAGTAAGAACGATAAGCATATTGCTGATATTGCTTCTGATATGGGCGTACAGAATGCCTTGGTAGATTTCTTAAAGAGTGACCCAAACGACCCTACTTGGTACCATAACTTAAAAGGTGCTGTAGAAAGTGCTTTTGTAGGTACAGGGTTAGAACTAGCAGTAGGAGGTTTACTGCGCGGTTATAAAGGGTTACAGCACTATATTACTTCAAATAGTAGTACAGAAGATGTAGCTGCTAATATTGTTGAGGCAATCACTAAGGAACCTATTGTACCTTCAATAGTTCCTGATAATATTAAAGCTACCGCTAACAAACCCCCTCATACTCAGATTAACTATAATAAGAACCCTTTAGATGAGCAAGGTGCTACAGAGCTCTTACTTAATAGTAAGGCTGTACGAGATGCCTATAACTTAGATATGAAGCCACAGGCGCTATCTACTGAAGAAGCAGCACAACTACAGAAGTCATTAGGTATTGATGGTACTATTGATTTAGCAGAGGGTACTCTTAAAAATGTTAAGGACTTAGATGTAGTTACTACTGCTTTACGTAGAGAGCTATTTGATAGTTCTAAGCGTATGACTAAAGCTAAGGATGTTGCATTTAAAGCTACAGGTGCTGAGAAAGAGAAGGCGGTGATGAAGTACCTAATTGAATTAGATAACTTTACGCGTTTAGCTAAGAATGTTAAAGGAGTACAAACGGAGACGGCGCGAGCTCTCTCTGCTATGAATATCTTTGCATTTGACGATGCTAAACTCAGAGCTGTAATGACTTTTGCCAGTGATCATCCACAGCAGTTTGATGATGTAATGGCAGAAGCACTACAAGGTAAGTCTCTTTCTGGTAAGGAGTTAGATAGGGCTTTAAACGTCATAAAAGATATCGAAGCAGGTACTAGTGCCCTTGCAGCAGGTAAGAAGGTTATTAAGGAAGATAGTAAAGCTGTTAAAGCTATACGTGTACTATTAGAGAATATGTACAATGGTATTCTATCTAACCCTGTTACACATAAGATTAATATGATGGGTAATATGACATCATCTCTTGCACGTATGGGTGAGCACTATGTTGCTTCATTTATTGGGTATGGACGTGAAGCTACTAGTAGACTTACAAACGCCTCTTATAAAGGGGGAAATGATTTTGTACGTCTTAACGAGTTAGCTGCCTTACACAGAGGTCACCTAAGTGGTATGTGGGATACTTATAGAGCTATTGTTAATGCTACTAAACAATTACCTGAGGGTACAGCTTCATTTGAAGAGGCCCTACAAAAAGGTTTCTTAACTAATGTGGGTAAGTTAGATGAGGATGCAGGAGCACGTTATCTATCAGGAGATTACCTTAATGTTGGTGGTAATGCAGGATGGGCCATAGATGTAGCAGGTACAGTAAACAGAAGTGCTCTGATAGCATTAGGTATTGAAGATGATCTGTTTAAGCGTATGGCCTTTAATAGTCACGCTAACTATATGGCAGTTAGAGAAGCTAATAAGAAAGGTTTAAAAACTGAGAAAGCGCGTGCTAAGTTCATTAAGAATTTCTTAAATGTAATGGAGATGCAGCAGACTCTTAAGAATGGTGGTACACTATCTCCTGAGGGCTATAAGTTAGTGCGTTCTATAGATCCTACTAATACTTGGTATGATGAGGCTATTTTGCAAGCTAAGGAAGTAACTTTCCAGGAAGACTTAGGTCGTGCTGGACAGGACTTTGTTAAGTTTAAGAAAGATGCCTTTGGTGGTGCTGGTAATGTTATTATGCCTTTCGTAAAAACACCTACAAACCTCATTAAGTGGTTAGTACGTAGAACTCCTGGTCTTAATATGATTAGTAGTAAGAGTAGAGCTATGTGGGCTAAAGGCGGTAGGGATAGAGATATCGTTATGGCACAGCTTACCTTAGGTACATCTTTATATGGTATGGCTTATAGTATGTACCAAAACGATAAGCTTACAGGTATAGCGCCTCAAGGACACAGAGCTGCGTGGGAAAGCGCAGGTATCTTAGAGAGTTCATATGTTACAGACGATGGTAGAACAGTACAGTATAATCGTGCTGATCCTATAGCATCTTTCTTTAATATTACAGCTTCTATGGGGCAGTTCTTTGATGATATGCAAAGAAGAGGTCTTACTGATGATTCAGATTTTATGGAAAGATGGGATGAGGTTAGCTTTGCAATTATCTCAGCCTTCTCAGAGAATACCCTTAATAAGACGTATACTACAGGTATCACAGAGTTCTTAAGAGCTATGGATGATCCTTCACCTGAGAAGTGGGCTAAGTACGCTAAACAGAAGGCACTAATGTTTGCCCCTGGTAGTGGTATGGCTCGCTACCTTAATGAGGATAGTGAGAATAACCGTAAGTCTGCTATCACACTCTTTGAGAAGCTTAAAGACCTCTATGGTAATAGAGACGATTTGCCTTACCAACCAGATGTATATGGTAAGTTTTCTCCTAAGCCTGAGACTTTTAGTGGTGTACAACAACGTAAGATTAGTACTAGTCCTATCCGTTTAGAGGTTGCTAGATTAGGTTTAAGATTACCTAATATGTCTAATAAAATTACATATAAAGGTATACCTATTGAGCTTAACACTAAGGATTTGTCGGCAATGCGTCACTTATTAGAGAGTGAGTTTAATATTGAAGACCAATTGAATACTTTAGTCAACAGCCAAGAATACAAGGACATTGAGTATGATGGTATTGATTGGGGTACTAAAGGTACGAGACGCTATGTACTGAATGGAAAGCTTCAGGAATTTCATACGAAGGCCTTAGAGCTCTTTATGAAGAAGAACCCTGAAGCCCTTAATCAATATGTTAATGGTTATTATGAAAGAGTTAATAGGACTAAGAGTAATCAACCACTATCTGTTGAAAGATGGTTAGATAAAGGTAAAAAAGACACTAGTGAAATGGAATCATTCTTAAAAGGAGAATAATATGAGTACAAAAGCAACGATTGATACCCTTAACGGACTTCATGACGAGATAGCCACTTACTTTACACAGATGATTACTAGCGGGGAGCGTTTAGCTCCTGGTGAGTTGTCAGCAGTCTTAAAATTCTTAAAGGATAATGAGATTACTGCGGATATTGTAGAGAGTAAACCTATGGCTAATCTTATCCAAAACTTCCTTGATAATGAGGAATCTATTATGGAGTCACCACACTAATGAGTATAGGTACAGTAATTAAAGTTGGTTTACATCTATTAAAGATAGGTGGTAAAGCTACTAAATCCAAGGTTACTGGGAAACCTTCCCAATTAAGCCCTAGTGAGCGTAAAGCTTTAGAGCTTATTGGTAAGGGTCCTAAGGTAGGTAAGGATAAGCTTAAGATTAAAAAGAAGAAAAAGAAGTAAGTATTAGAGCTCCTAGGATTCGATTCTAGGAACTTTAATTAAAAAGTAATACAAGGGTTAGGGTAGAGCCTTAAAGGTTCCTCTAACCCACCTAATTTTAAAGGAGAGAGGGTATGCAGGATGAGGATAAAATAAAGAAAATACTAACTAGTTTCCCAGAGTATGTAGATTATGTCTGGAATACTATTGGTTTACCTAATGCTACTCCTATACAAAAGGACATAGCTAATACACTACAGGAAGGTAATAAACGTCTGCTTATCCAAGCCTTTCGTGGTCTTGGTAAGACATACCTAAGTGGTGCTTATGCTACCTGGAGACTCCTTAGGGATCCTGATGAGAAGATACTTATTGTATCGGCATCTGGTCCACACGCAGTAGCAATCAGTACTTTTATTAAGAAGCTGATTGGTGAGGTACCTATACTAGAGCATTTGAAACCTAGGGGAGACCAGAGGGACTCCGTGATGGCTTTTGATGTAGATGGTTGTCGTGCTACAGTACAACCTAGTGTTAAATGTCTAGGTATTAATTCTCAATTACAAGGTAATAGAGCATCTTTGCTAATTGCTGATGATATTGAGACATCAATTAACTGTGCTACTGAAACAATGAGAGCTAAGATACTACAACAAATAAATGAATTTGATAGTATCCTACAGACAACAGATAATGCTAGTATATTATCCTTAGGTACACCACAGACAGGTGATAGTATCTATGGTCGTTTTGTTGATAAAGGTTTCCTTGTCCGTATATGGCCCTCACGTATCCCTGAGGAGCCTGAAGTATACCAAGGTAGGCTAGCCCCTTACATTGAGGATATGATAGCTAATGGGGCTACTGTAGGGACTCCTACGGATACCCGTTTCCTTGATGATGACCTACTACAGAGAGAGGGTTCTGTTGGTAAAACATATTTCCGTTTACAATACCAATTAGATACCTCATTATCTGATGCAGATAAGTACCCATTAAAGCAGGAAGACTTGATTGTTATGGATATCCCTATGGATAAGGGACCTATTGGAGTCTCTTATAGCTCTGGTAGAGATACCTTATTGGATATACCAAATATAGGGTTTACTGGGGATACTTTACATGGACCCCTTTATATTGATAAAGAATATACACAGTATCAGTTTAGTATTATGGCTATTGACCCCTCAGGTAGAGGTAGTGATGAAATGGGTTACGCTGTTATTAAGTACTTACACGGTAAGATATACATAGTATCCTGTGGTGGTCTCCAAGGTGGTTATGCTAATGATAATTTATTTAAATTAGCTACAATTGCTAAGACATATAAGGTACAGAAGATTGTAACCGAGAGTAACTTCGGTGATGGTATGTTTGATCAATTACTACGACCAATATTAAAGAAGGTATACCCTTGTACAATTGAGGAAGTTAGAAGTAGTAAACAGAAGGAGCTACGTATTATTGATACTATGGAGCCCCTTATGAATCAGCATAAATTAATCATAGATAAAGAACTGCTCCTTGGGGATATCGAGGGGAGTCTTAAGGATCCCCAATCGTTATCCTATGGTTTAATATATCAATTAACACATATAACACGTACAAGAGGATGTTTAAAGCACGATGATAGATTGGATGCCTTAGCTATTGTGTTAGCTGCTATTGTAGAGATGGTTGGTATTGATGAAGATGATGCAATGAGGGAGTTTAAGGAGCAGGAACTACAGGATAAACTGGATAAGTTTATAGGAGATATTAAGGACCCTAAATGGATGCTTACGGGGTATTAAAAAAGTGTAGTAAAATCAATGAGTTATAAGAGACCCCTTAAGGGACAAACTAAAAGAAAAAAGCACAGTATACCCCTAAGACCTGAGCAGTATCCCCTAAGACCTGAGCAGTATCCATGGGGACCTGTTGAATATCCATAGGGACCCCCTAGGATAATTATCATTATACTCACCTTATGTTTAATATCGAGGTACTCTTAGGGAACCCTTTTGAAAAATGGTACAAAAATGTAGAAGGGTATAACGTATACGGCCCACCAGATCTCCCCCATGGACTCTCAAGGCTACCTAGGGGGGGGTGTATGCCATGGCTACCTAAGAAAATACCTAAGGAATACCGCCGTAATATTTAAGGGGGTGGGGGGTATCCTAAGGGTGGCCTAAGGTAGCGTGTTTACTTATGTCATAAGCAAATTTTTAACATACCTAAGGAATACCAAAGGGAATGCCAAAGCAATACCTAAGGAATACCAAAGGGAATGCCAAAGCAATACCTAAGTGAATACCTAAGGGAATACCTAAGGGAATACCTAAGGGAATACATAAGGAATACATAAAGGAATAATACCAAAGGAATACCAAAGGAATACCAAAGGAATACCAAAGGAATACCGAATTAAGCATATAAAA